AATGAGGCAGAACAATTAACTATCTTTGCTAACGCTGGTATCTACACTTGTATTGTTGGTTTTGCTGCAACGATAGAGAGAATCAATATGGTATCAGGTGGTGATGGACTTTGTGCTCCTAAGATCACCGCAAACGTTGGTATCATCACAGCATTGAGTGCTGGTAATGGTGGTAATATGACTATTGATGCTGGTTCTGCTGGACAGATTAAATCATTCCAGTTTGAATCAACTGCAACAACTGTTCCACCTATCAAGACATCATCTACTGCCAAGTGTGTAAACTTGAACGCTGATTTACTTGATGGTAAGACAACCAAAGATACTAACTGGACAAGTGGTGCGTCAGTAATGACCAGAGACTCCAATGGTAGTACAAAGGTTAATGTTATCACTGCGACATTATTCCAAGGCGGCACAGGTGCCTTCCCTACTGCGATCACAGGTAATAATGCGACTATTGGTGGTAGTAACAGTATCAACAACCTAACTGTCTCAGGTACATTTACTGCGCCTCCAGGCGGAATGACAGGTAACGCTCAAAGTGCTACACTTGCCGCTAACATTCAAATCCCTAGTGGTAGAGTTCCTTACAATAATTCAAACAACAGCACCACATCGTCAGCTAATCTTACATTCAATGGAACTAGACTGACTGTAAATTCAATTACTGCCTCATCAGACTTCGATTGTAACGCTAGCACAGGTACATTTAACAATGATCTTGTATGTAATGGTGTGTTCAGAACTGACAATGTAAGAATCAAAGATAACAAGATTGATACTACGTCAGGAGCATTAAAATTAGATGCAGATAACAATTCAGTTGAAGTTACTGCTGACATCAATCAAACTGGAAACTTCAATACCACTGGAGATGTTACTGCCTTCGTATCTGACATGAGGTTGAAAACAAGTCTAGAACAGATTGATGGTGCTATTGCTAAGGTATGTAAGTTAAGTGGATTTACATATTCATTCAATGAAACTGCTGGTGAACTAGGATTTGATACTGAAACAAGGTATGCTGGTGTATCTGCACAACAGGTTAAAGAAGTATTACCTGAGGCTGTTAAACCAGCTGCTGTAGGTAAAGGATACATGACAGTACAATACGACAAACTTGTACCTCTACTCATAGAAGCTGTCAAAGAACTTAAAGATGAGATTGAGGAATTGAAAAATGGACGGTAAATACGAACCCCAACAGTTTCAAGATGGAGACTGGCATTGTGAAGCAATAATGGGGATTGAAGAGGTGAGAATACTTCACCACACTATCACCGAATACCTAGATAAGATTGAAGATATACCGCCAATTAATAAATCCTATCTAGAACATATACAGAGTAAGATGTTTGGTATGATTGCTGAATACAACCTAGAGTTATAACAACATGAATTTGAATATTATTGATGGAAAGACTCATAGAGTCAATGATGAACTAAAATATGACATTCACAGACTAGAAGACCACCCGATCATTGTCATTGATGATGTATTGGAGAATCCACATGACTTCATAAGTGAGGTGGTGGAGAAAATTCCTATGCAATATAATGAATTAGGAAAAGGCGATCCAGACGAGGTATTTCCAGGCTACCAATCAAATGTACATCTTGACCTAGCAGAACTATCTAAACTGACTGGACACATGATACAAAGGTGTACAGACTTTCAAAACATTGATCCAGACGCAGTAAAACTATTATATCAAGTCAATGCCATGTATAGCGATAGGAAAGTTCCTAGAATCTCTATACAACCACATATAGACCCAGCAATATATGCCACAGTATTATATCTGAATGAAGAAGGTGAAGGCGGAACTTCATTTTTCACCCATAGTGCAACTGGACTAACTAATACAGAGAACATATACAAACCATTCAAAAGAACCCAAGAGTATTGGAATCTTAAAGAATGGATCTATGATTTCTCCAATAAGGCAACTGACCTAATAGATAATGACACAACTCTTATTGAAGAGGTATGGGAAGAACAACATCATGTTCAAATGAAATTCAATAGAATGATTATATACCCTTCTTTTATGTGGCACAGTGCCATAATGAAAAACGGTTGGTATAAAGACGACCCTAGAATATCATTATCTGGATTTGTCTTTGCTCCTTCGCTCAATGTAGATGTCAATGCTGAATGAAACAAATCAATTATTTCACTATATCCTTCATTCTGGGAATGTTCTTCCTACACTCGATCATAGAAGATTGCTCGAACTCGTTGAAGGATTAGATTGGCCTGAACCAGGCAATCCTCCTCCTAGTTCATATTATGATCTGAAAGGGTACAGGTCACAGATGCTCATAGAACCCGAACATGGAGAGATATTTGATCTAATTCATAAGGCACATATTAGATTGATGCCTAGCATATATGAACACTATGGAGATACTTTACCAAAAGACCCTATCTACGATAAATACTCTGGATACTGGTTATGTAAATACCCAGAGGGCGGTTATCTTTCTCCTCATGTAGATGTTGATGCTGATGCTGGTTCGGTAACTGCATCTTATACTATTAATGATGATTATGAAGGCGGTTGGATCACGTTTTGGGGAAAATATAATATTCTCTCAGGAGGCAACTCTGCTCATGTATATCCAAGTAATCACTTGTTTAAACATGAAGTCACACCTGTGACTAAAGGCGAGAGATACTCAGTTATCACTTGGTTCAGTTACGAAAAAGGAAAAGAATGGTTGACATAGAAAACCTAACTAACATATCAAATTCTGGACAGTATCCTACTCTATTCAATTCAGAGGATATTGAAGCGGTAAAGAGTATTGTAGAGATATATCCTGATTTATTCTCTGTTGGTATGAATCAAGGTATGGGATTAATAAAGAGTGAATCAGATACAACAAAGTATGGATTTAAGTTTCAAGTACCAACAGGCATAGAACAATATCAGTATTTTGATGGACATATAGGAACTAATGTGTTGTTTAAATATCTGAACAAATATAAATTTCTATATTTTAAAGATGGAGTGATGGTAGAGGAGTTGCTGTCATTTGACCCGCCTGCATTGTTTGCTCCGAGTATAGAAGGATTATGTCAATTAGCAACAGAGGCCACAGGGAATACTGATACTTCATCTTTAAAAGAACTATTAGAGTTATTTGATGCTGATATAGAGAACTACAGTATTAGTAGTGCCAATGTTAGTAGAATCAATAAGAAAATTAGGATAGGACTAATTAAAAATGATATGAATATATCAGAGGACATATTAAAATATCTTGGTACTAGATCAAATACCAAGACATATATTAATATAAAAGGTATAACTGATTGCGTAGATGAATTGGCGGTGGATCAGGAAAATAATTTGATAGAGATAATAATAGAGTTCAATGAGACAGGTGTAGTTAAGAATTTAGGTTATGCCTTATCGACACAGTTTGCTAAAGATGCCCCAGAGGGAACAACTGCTCAAGATAATTGGGTAACATATACGCAGAGACATGAATCTCATAATTCATCTATAGCATCAATATCCAGTAACGCTAAGACATTTCTATGGATGCCAGACTCATGGGCAGATGAAATATCTACATGGGAACAGTTGCCCTCCGCAGTTCATGGTGCTACAATAATAACTGCCAGTTCAGAAGGAACTAAGACTGAATTAGTATATGGTTTAGATTAGATATTAGATATACTGCCGCCACTACCAAACTGAATTTTACCATTATTACCTCCAGCACTTCCGCCACCTTGGCCTCCTTGCCCAGCGCGACTTCCTCTATATCCACAACCCTGTTGATCTCCACCGCCTTGAGCCCCTGTACCACCTTGGCCTCCACCTTGACCATTTGATTCAAATGCACCGCCTTGGCCACCGCCACCGCCGTTACCACCTGTGCCGCCTCCTCTACTGCTTCCTCCTTGGCCTCCACCGCCGCCTGCACCATTCCTACTACTTGCAGTTTGAATATCAATAAAGGCATTGTTTCCATTCCAGTAATATCCCGCTCCTCTACCACCTTGGCCTCCGCTACCTCCATTACCGCCTGCTCCTCCATTGTTTGAACAGACACGATAAGAACTATTACAGAACCAACCTCTACATCTTCTTCCTCCAGCGTGGCCACCACCGCCACCTTTACCACCATTGCCGCCACCGCCGCCGCCTCCGCCTGCGCCACGGACTCTTGAATCTTTTTGTGAAGTGGGCATGAATATTGGAGAACTGACTATCATTGCTCTTCCGCCTGCCTTTCCGTTACCGCCTCCGCCACCTCCACCTTCTCCAGAGTAACCTCTGACACGAGGATTACCAGATGCACTGGTAACATAAGCAATGATATTACCGTTACCACCACTATTGAATCTTACTGCTGGACTTAGATCAGAGTTACCTCCGAAGTTACCATTAAGATTGATTTGTTTAGTTATGTTTGAAGTCCACTCTTGATTACCAAATACTTCATATCTTGCCTGACAGTGCATCCAATTTCCATTACAATCAGCAGTAAGTTTACTTACAGTGCTTCTTAGATCGCCAAATGATATTGCACCACTGGTAGGAACATTATTGTTATCAGATATATCTGCAACGCCTTGCCCTCTATAGTAATTACCAAGACTATTACCAGCACTATACTTGGAGTTGATTTGACTCAACTTAATTTCGCCACTAACAAATTCTGTGGTCTTACTTATACTTAGACTTCCATTACCAACAGGACCACTTGTGAAATCACTGTAAAAATTATTTGACACATCTGAAAAAACTTTTGATGATGTAAGATCATAATTCATATCATACATCGCTTGGTTATCTTCTAGATCAATCGCTATGATCTTATCCTTATCTGCCTCATAGTGTGATGCCACACCTGACATATATTTTACACAATCTTTTAGATCAGCATTGACATTGAACTTAACGCCATTTCTTCTTATAATAGGATTAACAAATACTACGCCCTCAGACCAATAATCATTTGCTAGGTTCAACCACTCATTAATTTCTAGATGTTCAGTTATAAATGATTCCTCAGTGGGCACGATATGGATTCTCTTTGTACCCTCAGTGGTTCTAGAAGGATCGTAATTATCGTTATAGTACCAAATGCGACAATAGAAGTCTCCAACAGTTGCAAGAGTCTTGTAGATAACATCACGCTTGCACATGATATTCTTTACAGTAGGATTAATCTCGGTTCTTTGCAGTTCTGGATTGGTTTCTATTTCATAGTCAGAATATGCCATTCTTTGTAGTGATACCTTGCCAATTCTATTTATTATGGTATGATATATAGAGTGAGTGCATTAAAATTATGAGTCATAAAGAAGATCTGACTAAGAGAGCGAATGATCTACAGGTAGAGATACAAGAGTTGAGTAAAACCTTTGAACTCAAGAAAGAGGAGTTTCTAAAGGTACAAGGCGCTTTAGAAATGCTTCAAATCTTAGAAAATGAGAAAGCAAGTAAAGAAACTTGACGATTTAATTATCAAAAAATCAAACCCAAGACTATACAAACAGATGTACAGTACAAAAACTGTACACTGCTGCCCCCAATGTGGACATTTATTTGTGGATTAGGGTTGACATACAATAAAGATCATGTTAGAATGGGTGCATGAAACAATTTCCGCCTGCTATTAAAGAATACATACCACTCAAAGGAAGCGGTGTGGCGTATCTCTATGAGTACACCAATATCGTGAACATGATGAAGTATGTTGGTATTCACTTAGGATTGCCTGAGGACACTTATCTTGAGAGTTCAAAGAATCCTGAGTTTAGAAAAGTAATGGCAGGGTCAGAACCTGTTTTAATATTCAAAATACTACAATACGGAACATACAAACAAATGCAAGATGCTGAACACGCTCTACTCTCTGAGGTAGATGCAAGAAACAACCCAAACTATTACAATCAGAGTAATGGTTCGCCTTCCTTCTCACACAAAGGATTGGACATTGACAAATGTATTGACATTGACAGAAGAAGAAGAAGTGGAGAGTTCAATGTAGGTAAGAAACCCATTGAAGATTGGGTAAATGTTCCAAGATTTCAAGGTAGAGCAGAGGAACTAGACCATAAATCAGTTCGTAAGATCAAAGGATTGATTGAAGCAAATGGCGGTAACACAGACAACTGTGACCCTATATTCATCATACTTGGGGAGTTGAACAACGGAAACCATACTCTCACTGCTGCATCAGAGTGTGCTAAGGTAATTGACATACCAGTTGCAATCTTGCCTGACGATATTGCTTTGACTCTATCTGACCTTGAGATTGATTACTTATCTAAACTTGCTAACAAGGAAGATGAGAAGCACAAAACATCAAACAGTAAGAAAGATATTGTAAAGACTCTCGTTAAGAACAAACTTGCAGACGCAAAGTTTGACTTTGATTCAGCAAGATGTCTTGCAATTCTTGAAGGTCTATTAGTTAGAACCAAGAGCGAACAGAATAGTATCAAGAAAATGGCGAAGTCTCAGTATATTACTGAAAAGAATCGTCTTGAGGGTAAAGTTCGTATTAATTGGGAACTAAAATCCAATAAGGCAATCTTGAGTGCTAAGTGTGATGATCTAAGAGACAGTAATACATTAGTATATTCTGCTTCATCAGGTCACACAAACAAACTTGACACCGAGTTCATCACTCATGTCAACTTGAACCCTGCTAAACCACATATTGTTATCGTCATACACCACCCAAGTGATGAGGCGGAAAAATCATGGAATAGAACAGAGGGTGCAAAAATGTACAATAGATTCACTGATTTCTTTGAACACATGAATATGCCTGATGTAGATGGCATACCAGTTGAGAGAACAATCAGATTCGTACCTATGGATTCATACAAATATGATAGAAGTTTACGATAACTTCTTACCTACAGAGGTCTTTACGCCCATCAAGGATTATGTCTTTGGTGGGCGTATGCCTTGGTACTATTCGCCTACCTCTGTTATGGAAGGCGATGGTTGCCCACAATTTTCTCATGCTTGTTACATAGATGCTGAACCAATATCAGATGTTTATGGTATAATTAAACCAGTATTCTCTGCACTTAATCCATTTGCCTTGCATAGGATTAAGTTTAATGCTACGCCAAGGACAAAAGATATAAAAGAAAAACCACTACACGTTGACATTTCAGGTCCCCAAGATGATAAAGGCAAGTTTACTGACATACCAAACTATCATATATGTGTATTATATTTCAATGATAACAATGGATATACATATTTTGAGGACGGGCAAAAGGTAGAATCAAAAGAGAATAGAGCAGTGATATTCTCAGGAGAGTTGCTTCATGCAGGCACATCATGTACTGATACAGATTTAAGAGTTGTTCTCAACATAGACTATTGTAAGTGGAATTAGATGGATTTATTTCCTACATTATTAGAAGAGTATGATCTCACAGGAGCGCCTGGTATTGATGAGTTCAGAAATCATATATTACAGAGTATAGAAAATAATATGCACAGAGGGCACTCTCTAGCGGTAAATGGTGTGAGTTCTCATGGTGGTTTCGACCCATTAAATGACCCTGCATCAAGAGAAATATTAGCAGTGTTCCAAGAATGTGTCAATCATTACTCAGATAAAATGGGAACTTATCCTTCAATGATGAGTGGTGCTTGGTATAATGTTCTACCAAAGGGCGGATACACAGAGAGGCATCGTCATGAGTCGAGCGTGGTAAGTGGTGCATTTTATATAAAATTGCCAGAGGGAGATTGCGGTAATTTTTATGTTGTATCGCCGATACAACAATATATGATGTGTATGCAATTTGTGAAGAAAAGTTTGTATGGTGATTATTTTTTTGATGTGCCTATAAAAGAAAGTCACCTGTACTTATTTCCTTCGTGGTTAGAACATGGCAGTAGAGTCAACAATACAGATGATGATAGGATTACTGTAAGTTTTAATACAACGCCTGTACCAAAAGACGATTTACCCTCTGATTTTATAGAACAAATATGGGGAAAAGAAAATGAGAACAGTTGACATACTGCCATTGAAGTTGGGAGCAGTGATGTACCCAGAACATGAGACAGTAAAGTCATTACTGATTGATGAGATCAAAAGTCATGGTGATACCTATGAATTTCAAAAGGTAGATGCACACGCCAAAGGACTAGAACATTTTGATTACTATTCACCTCTATCAAGTGATAAGTATAAAGATTTTAGAGAGTGGATAGAGAAACAGGCAGAGATATATGCACAGGATATATTGGGTTATGAAACATCAGACTTTTTATTGACAGATAGTTGGTTAAATGTGTGTGACTCAGGTGGCAAACAATCGCCTCATTTTCATATAAATGCCGCTATATGTGCTCTATATTATATTAACTTTGATGATGAAGTTCACTCGCCAACATACTTTTATCGTCCTAACGATAGTATGAATTTTCCTGATTACTTTGCATATATGTTGACAAACCAAAAAGAAACAAAGTATAATTATATCAATGAAGTGGTTGGAGTTGAGGGTTCGTTGTTACTGTGGCCTGCTAACACCTGTCATGGATATACAACCAACTATGGCGATAATCGTATAACAGTATCCAGTAATTTGATGCCTAGATATATTAATGACGTTAGAATTGAACCTCTAACAAAAGAAGAAAGACACACTGCCATGACTACGTTTAGGTCTGGTAAACTATGGGATTATCCTCTATTATAATATGGAAGTCGTAAACATACTACCAACACCTGTTGCTATCATACCTTGCCCATTCCACGACAAGGTAAAGGACAACATATTGACAGAGATAGAAGAGCAAAAGTTAAATCAGTTATCATATAATACAAACTCAAGAGCATTATCACATATAGGACACTATTCTGTTTTACAGAATGATGTTAAGTTTGGTAGATTTAGAAATTGGTGTGAACAACAGGCAGAATATTATGCAAAAGAAATTAAAGGCGATTACATACAGGAGACAGTACAAGTAACCGATAGTTGGATAAATGTAGCAGACAAAGGTGGTTATCAACACCCACATTACCACAGTAATTCATATCTATCCGCTGTATATTATGTGAACTATGATAATGAAAAACATATCAGTACAAACTTTACCAGAGAGGAGAGTCTATATTTTCCCTCGATGCCCGCTCTACAATTAATGAGAAAAAAATACACGCCTCATAATCAAGATAATGAACTTATCGTGAATGAAGGCGAGTTGATAATATTCCCTGCACAGATCATACATGGATATGATGACAACCAATTCCAAGATAGAGTTACATTATCAATGAATATGATGCCTACAATAGTGACAAATGGCGACTATGGTTGGCGATGTGTCAATCTGAACAAGGCAGAGAGAGAAAAGGCATTTGATACAAAAGAAAATTTAGACTTGACAAAGGAATAATATAATGCCATAATAGGACATGGGAAACAAAATGATCTTAGTTATCATTTTTGTTTCTCGCACCCTATTATAATACTATGGATAGATTAGGTTCAAAACCATACTCATTGCACAATCAAGGTATGAGGCCTGCTCTGAATCAAATGGGCAGAAGTGTGAGTACGGCATCGAAGTTTGGTATCGGTTTCGCTTTGGGTATGCTTTTTTATAGATTCAGTAGTGGACAGTTGAAGAAGTGGCACACTACCGATTGCACTGATACTGACCATACAGTATTATAAGAATATGAGAGGGAAGGTTTTGTGTTTGTTACCTTCCCTTTCCTTTTTTCACAACAAACATTAATTATTATGCCCAAATTGACAAACGCAATTCAAAAGACAGAAGTTCTTAAATGGACACAGGAACTATGTAGATGCTTAGAAGCACAGTACAGGAACTATTCTTTGCGATATGTCATGGATAGTCAGAATGGCAGTGACAAGTATTTACAGGAAAGAGCAAGAAAAATTGAGAATGATGAAGAGTGTATCAAATTCACTATCACATCAGGTAAGAAGTATCACAAAATCATACAAAACGATTTTAGAAATGGTAAGTATGAGAGTGCAGGCGTACACGCTTTTGTTGACAAAACAACAGGAGAGGTTTACAAACCTGCTTCATGGCGTGCTCCTGCTAAACACGTTAGATTTGATATGAGAGATCAAAACCAACGTGAGTATATGTATGCTCATTGCGATTGGGCAGGCGGTTATCTCTACATCAGATAATCCTTACACTTCTAAATAACTAAAAAGAATTAATTATGGGTTACGATTCACTAACTTCAGATACAGAGACACTAACTAAAGTTAAGTTGCAACAAGTTGATAGACTAAAGAAACAACTAAATGGTGCAATGAGAACTATAGGCAATCTTGACGAGAGATTGGCAACACTAGAGTCTATGGTTCATGCTGCCCTACTTAAACAGCAAGATGACATTAAGGCACTTATTACTGAGATCAATGCCCTTAAAGGTAAGGCAGAATATGATAAGGCATCAAGTAAATTTGACATGGACGCTAAACCCGCCGACCCGACAGGAGCGCCACCAGTTGGATAACTGACACACAACCCCTTGCGAGGGGTTTTTTTATTCCCTATACTATGTTTATTGAAACAACTACACTATGAAACTTAGAGATCATCAGACAGAGATAATCCAGACTATGCAACACAAATGGGGTCAGATTCTTGTGCCCACAGGTGGTGGTAAAACAATGTGTATGATTATGGACGCTAAATGGCGGTTCAGTATGCCCATACCACAGACTATAATTGTTGTTGCTCCTAGAATCCTACTCGCTCAACAGTTATGCGAGGAGTTTCTTGAGCATATTGATAATGTCGAGGTGCTTCATGTTCATAGTGGAGAGACAAACTATATTACTACCACTAATCCAAAGAAAATACAAGAGTGGCATCATAACAGTACAAAGAATCAGTTGATCTTTACAACATATCATTCACTTCACAGAGTCAGACAAGATGTTGAAGCGGATACAGTATATTATGACGAGGCACACAATTCAGTTCAAAAGAATTTCTTTGAGAGTGTCAAGGATAGGTCTAACATTACTAGAAGAAAGTTTTACTTCACTGCTACACCTAAACATCATACATCACAGGAGCGTGGTATGAACAATACAAAAGTGTATGGTCAAGTGATTGCACAAATCCCTGCCCCAGAGTTGATTGAGAAGGGTTATATCGTACCTCCACAGATTAAGACTAGAAACTTTAATGTTGGTTTCTATGAGAGTGTAGAGGAGATAGACAAAGAAATGATACTTGATGCTCTTGACAATGAGGAGAGCATGGACAAAGTATTGGTCACTGCTAAATCTACTACCAATATTCACAAATTGATTACTAGAACAGACTTTCAGAGTGAGTGCCATGCTCGTAAGTACAATGTGATGTGGATTACATCAAAGTATGGTGCTATCATCAATGGTAAGAAGATTACACGCAAAACATTTTTCAATTTGATGAACAAGTGGGGCAATGACCCAGACAAAAAGTTTCTATTGTTTCATCATTCTATCCTATCAGAGGGTATGAATGTGTCAGGTCTAAACGCCTGTATTCTATTGAGAAATCTTGATCTAATCACTATGGCACAAACTATTGGTAGAGTCATCAGACTACATAAAGAAGATGCAAAGAGAATCAGTACAGGTGCCTTGAAACCTTGTGTCAAGGGTACTGGATACGTCAAACCATTTGGTAAGATGTTTGTACCAGTTTACAACAATGTTGGTATTGGTACAGAGCGCCGTCTCAATAGTGTTGTTGATACTATTTTCAACAAAGGAGAGGCACAGGTATCGTTATCTAACAGAAAATAGACAACGATACCAATTTATAGTATAATTAAACTATTCAAAGGTCACTAAAATGCACCAAATTGACAAAATCAGACTCAAGTGTCTTACTACTATGGAAGATCACTATGCTACTAGAATTGAACACTTAATTGATGAACAATTACTAGAGGAGGCAGAATCATTATGCCATGAAATGTCAGTAACAGCAGAAGATTTCCTACATGATGATCTATTCTTAGATGATCTAACCGAGTGGACAGAATCCGAATTGAGAGGCATCTATTTTACAGACTTAAATGACATTGACATAGACAATGGATAAAGAAGAGCGTCAAACTAAAAAAGATTTAATGAAGATAGTTTATCCTAATCATTTAAAATTTCTGAAGAAACTTAAATCAGAATTGAAAAGAGATAAGGGTATCAAACCAAGAAGAAAGGCACGCTATAACTATAGACACAAATGAGTGTTCAATCTCTAAATCTATTCTCAATGCCCATAGCAAAGTTTGCTGTGGACAAGTGGGAGAGCAAAAAAGATAAGTTGTTAGAACTT